AGTAATATTTCCCTGGATTGAATTTGATAGTCCTATATTACAGAATCTATTAAAAGAAATGAAACAACTACATAATGTATCACCAGGAAGAAAAGGATATGAAAATACCTTTATTTTTGGAGATATGAAAGTAACTGTAGGTGTTGGTGGTATTCATGGAGATCGTGGTATAGAAATTATTAAACCACGAGAAGACGAATTATTATTAGATTCTGACGTTAGTTCTCTATATCCTAGTATGATTATAGAACATAATTTATATCCACCACATTTAGGTAAAGAATTCTTAGAGACTTACTCTAGTATTCGTACAAGAAGATTGAACGCTAAGAAGAATAAGAATAAAGTAGTAGATAAAACACTTAAATTATCATTAAATGGTTTAAGTGGTAACTTACAGAATGAACATTCTTGGTGTTATAGCCCATTTACTGTAATGCAAATTAGAATTAATGGACAATTACTACTTTTAAAGCTCTCTGAGAGACTTTTATCCATTGGATGTAAGTTACATCAGATTAATACTGATGGTGTCTTATATACGTGTAAAAAGACTAAATATGAAGAACTACAAAAGATATTAAAAGAATGGGAAGACTTAACTAAATTAAAATTAGAAACAGAAGAGTTTACTCAATTCTATCAATTAGCTATTAATGATTACTTCGGATTATCTCCAGAAGGACACATTAAAGAAAAAGGATATTTCCTTACAGGAATTACTTTAGGAAAAGGTTTATCTCCAAAGATAATTCCAGAAGCTATTATTAATTATTTTATACATAATATTCCAGTAGAAAATACCATTAAATCTTGTAAAGACATACGTAAATTTTTACAAGCTGAAAAGACAGGAAAACAATGGACAGTTGAATATAATGAACAAATTCAACAAAGAACTAATCGTTTTTACGTTAGTAATAGTGGATATTATTTATGGAAATGGAAATTAGATGATACTGGTAAAAAGTCTTATCAAATAATGTTAAAAGATCATGGAGTAAGATTACATAATAGATTTTATTCTGATGAGGATCTTCAATGGAAATACTCTCAAGGAGAAACATTCCAAAGTATTTATGATATAGATTATCAGTATTATATTAATCAGTGTATAAAAGTAATTGAAAAACTAAA